GCTAGACCAATGGCTCGCATCAACTCACCGAGCTGCTGAATGCCGATGTCTTGAGCCTTGGAGTTCGGGTTCCTGATATTCAAGTTTCCGAATATCACACGACCTTGATGGGCAGGTCCAAGCACATCGTAGCGCAGAGCAATGTACTCGCCAGTGCCAGCTTTCGTTTCCTTGAGTTCTGCGGTGTTAATCGAAACTTCGTACCAACCCGCTGGAATTGGCTCAAAGTTGTTCTCGCTTTGGGGAATGTCGTTTGCGTTAAATGATTGACCTAGATTAGCCATGATTATGCTTCCTTTTCTATGTTAAATGATGGGCGACCAGCTTTTGTGGTGACCGCTGCCAATAATGCTTCAGTAATGCTTGAATCGGCAGCTTTCCACGCTGCCATGTTAATGGTGGGCGTCCAGCGAAATAGCTGGCCAAGGTGATTCGTTAAGCCAGCTTCAGTTGCTAATTCTTGCAGCCTATCGCCATCAACCTTATTAGTTAACCGCTCAACAATCTTTATGGAGTAACCGCTGTGACTGATTGATAAAGTGCCTTTAAATTTATCAGAGACTAATTCTTTTGACAGTTCATCTTCTATCAATCGTCTTTTTTCTATAGCGTGTTTTTCATCGGCTTTTGCATTTAGCCAATCGTTATAGATGCTCACGATACACCGCCAATCTTAGCAATAATCTCACCAAGGTCTGGCGTTTCCCATGTCTCCAGCTTTCCACTTCGATCCTTAGCTAACCACAGGCCATCGGAGTCGCACATTAATGCCCGTTGGGTCTTGCCTTCTTCATCTTTCTCAATGCGTAGTGCTAAGACTTCATCAAAGAAATACGGCAGTTTTTGCGCGGTTTTATTTCCTGGAAGGCTTGGGAAGTACAACATCCGTCCCATTTCATCTTGTTGCTTTTCTAATTTTGCAGTCATTAGAACGTGCATGTTAAGGTCACGGAATGCCCTTATTATTTCGCTTAACTGAACATCCATCTCGCCATAAGCTGCACGGCCATCTTTATTAATTTTCTTTTCGTGAGACAAAACCACTTCAGCAATCTCTGATATTGAATCTAAAACTACCGACTCAAATTCATCTGAATCTTGCAACCAAGCGTAAGCTTCATGCAGATCCGTCATACTTTTAATCTCTACATAAGGAATGTTGTCATCCTTTAAAGAGAGTAAACCGCCCTCAGCAGATAGAACAACTGGTTTCGGTAGCGTCTTCGATAGCGTGGTTTTACCACAGCCAGCTTGTCCGTAGACAAGAACCTTGAGTCCCTGGTTACCCAGTTCCCCGGTGCTTTTTAATTGTATAGCCATTATGTTTATCCTTAGTTTATAGCTTCGGTTGGAAATATTCCGGGTGAAGCTGTTGCTATCGTAAACACTTTAGCGCATTATAACAAGCGTAAAAGGTATATTAATTTACATAGGGATAAAAAACATGAATTTAGAGCAAATAAAGGAGCAGCTTGAAGACTCTAATCTTCGCAAGGTTGCTGAGGCTTCCGGGCTGCACTACAACGTGGTGACACGTTTAATGAAGGGGGACACAGATCCTCGATACTCCACGGTTGATGCGCTGGCCACTTATTTAAAGGCGCGTGAAAATGGCCAAAATATTTGATCAACCGTTTAGTCCCCAAGAAGCGCCAAAAGCAGAGCCGCCAGAATTTCAGCTAATAGATGCAATGAAGGCATCTGGTTTAACGCCGCCCTCTAAAGTATATTTGGATGGCCAGCTCCACAGATGGGCTGGCAGTGGTAAGAAAGACAAGAACAGTTGGTACTGTTGCTTTGCCGATGGCATTCCTGCTGGCAGATTTGGCGATTGGCGCTTAGATCTTGAGGTCACTTGGCGAGCAGACGTTGGACGAGCGTTGACTAGTGCAGAGCAGATGGCCCACAGTCGAAGACTCAGTGAGTCTAAAAAAGTGCGCGATGCTGAGGTGGCGCAAAAGCGCGAGGTGGCAAGCCACACAGTTGAGATGATCTGGACTAAATGCACTGGCTCAGAAGACACTCACCCTTACCTGCAGCAAAAGGGCGTCAGCTCTCACGGCTCAAGGGTAACGGGCGATGGCAGACTAGCTCTACCTCTATATGGTGAAGACGACAGCATCAGCAGTCTGCAGTACATTAGTGCAGACGGTAGTAAACAGTTTCACGCTGGTGGTGCAGTGTCAGCAAAGTTCTGGACTTTAGGCACGATGGACGAGTCTGGACCACTATTTATAGCCGAAGGATTTGCTACATCGGCTACCATTTACGAGGTCACAGGTAGGCCGTGCGTGGTGGCTTACAGTGCCAGCAATGTCCCATCGGTGGCTGAAATAATGCGTGCAAAATACGGCGCTGGACAAGAGATTATTGTCGTTGCAGACAATGACGAGCATGGCGTTGGCAAGAAGTATGCCGACTTAGCCAGTGATAAAGCTGGCGCTAAAGTGGTTATGCCGCCCATTAATGGTGACGCAAACGACTACGCAAAGGAGACCAGCTATCAAGATCTTCTGGACCTGCTTATGCCGCCATCGAGCAGCATTTATGACGCGCTTAGAGTCATTAGCGGTGACGCATTATCCAGCGAATATCAGGCTCCAGACGAACTAATTCAAGACATGATTGTGCGTAAATCGCAGTCAATGTTGTTCGGAGATAGCAACTCAGGCAAGACCTTTTATGCCTTATCTATGGCCCATTCGATCTGTGAAGGGGTGCCTTTTATGGGCAAGCAGGTAGAAAAAGGAGCGGTGATATACCTCGCCACCGAAAGCCCGGCGAGCGTTATAAGTCGCGTTCAGGCCATAAAAGACTACCATAATTGTCACATGGCTAACCTATTTATCGTCCAAGTTCCCATCAATTTCTTCACTTCAGACAAGCATTCTACTGAAGTTATTGCTTTAGTTAAGCAGGTCGAGTACGACACTGGCAGCAAGGTCAATCTGATCATCGGAGACACCTTAGCACGCATGACTGCGGGTGCAAATGAGAACTCTGGTGAAGATATGGTACCGATCCTCCAGCGCTTAGATACAGTTGTTTACGAGGCTAACACTGCATTCTTGACCATACATCACAGTGGTAAAGATGCCTCCAGAGGAGCCCGTGGTAGCTCAACAATTAGAGCCCACATAGACACCGAAATCTATGTTGTGGAGGAGAATTTACAGCGCACTGCGACCATAACCAAGCAGCGAGAACTCGCATCAAAGGGCGTGGAAATTCCCTTTAAATTAGATGTTGTAGAGATGGGTATCAGCAAATTTGGCGAGCAAGTCAGCACCTGTGTCGCTGTATTTGATGACGAAGAACGGGCGCAGAAGGTCAAAAAAGAGTCAAAAATAGACAAACATAAGAAACTTTTAGAGCGTGCTTGGTGGTCAGGTGGGGCAGAAGTTAGGCCATTAAACGGTGGAAATGTGCCTTACGTTAGCGTTTCAGCCTTTAAAGAAATGCTTAGAAATGATGGATTAAAAGACTCAGCCATCAGTAATTACATGAAGCCAAGCTACGAAACTGGACCTATTTGTAACCTAATTAATGGTGAAATTGTGGCAAAATATGAGCATGGTTATGCCATTTTAGACCTTGTAATGGCCTCTGCATTTATGATCAGAAAGGGTTCATAATTAGGGTACTAAAAGGTACTAAGTACCCATTCTAGTACCTAGTACCTTTTGCCGCTTTATTGTGCTAAATAGGGTACTAAAAGGTACTACTACCCTATAGGGGTAGTACCTAGTACCCTAAGTACAAGCCCACGATTATTAGCGTGTGGTTAATAACTTAATTAAAGTGATAGAATACGATCAATTAGGAGAGTTAATATGAAGAATGTAAATCATTACGAAAAAGATGGAAAGCTGTTTGCTGGCAAAACTCACGACCACAACGGGCAGTTGATGACCGGCGCTAAGATGAGCAAGAGCTCTAAAAAACTTTTGCACTATGGCGCACTTAGTGAATCAGCAAAGAAGAAAGCTAGGACCCATTGGTGATAGAATAATTAACCAAGTATTTTTTTATAATATAAGTGAGAATTAATTAATGAATGATCGTCCTTTGACAGACGCAGAGAAAGATGAGATTGCAAACCTTGCTGCCAATAAAGCATACGACCGCTTTTACTTAGCTGTGGGTAAATCAATTATGAAGAGAATAATGTGGGTTATCGGAGCTGGCGCATTTTCTGTTTGGGCTTTTATTAATAGTGATATTAGTTAATTTAATCGACTGGAAAACGGAGACGATTGATGAAATATAAAGATTCTGAAAAACAGAAGTTTGTGGACAAAGTTTGCACGATGATGTCTGGTGGTCTTCCTTGTGGAAAGTCGTGCGTTAAGGCGGGTGTTCCGAAGTCTACTTTCCTCGGCTGGGTGAAAGCCGGAGGCTCATTGGCCGACCAGTACGCGAGCGCGCGCGAGGCAATGATACACGCAATTGCTGAGGAAGTGCTACATATTTCCGATTCTGAGCCCGTTACTATCGTTGATCAGCACGGCATCAGTCGCTATGACTCGGCGGCAGTTCAGCATCAGCGTCTACGTGTAGACTCTAGAAAGTGGCTGCTCAGTAAGATGATGCCAAAGGTTTATGGTGACAAGACCACGCAAGAAGTCACTGGTGCGAATGGTGGGCCGTTAACGATCACAGCTTTGGATCTTAAGAATCTTACAGACGAAGAGTTGGATAATATGGACTACTTGATGTCCAAAGGATCAGCTGAAGCGGAAACTAAATGAACTCAATGTCTCCCTCGGTTGTAGCCCAGGCGATTAAATTAGAGCGTGAACGAAGAGCTGCGTCAGCTTCGCTATACGAATTCGTTCGACAGTCGTGGCACGTTGTAGAGCCGGGCGTTCCGTTCATATCGTCGTGGCACATCGAAGAGATCTGCGAGCACTTGGAAGCGATCAGCTCTGGTGAGATACGCAAGCTCTTGATCAATATTCCCCCACGACACTCTAAGTCTACAATTGTCAGCGTGATCTGGCCCATGTGGGAGTGGCTGACGGACCCAGCGCAGAAGTTTCTGTGCGCGTCTTACTCTGGAGCCCTGTCGATAAGGGACAACTTGAAAGCTCGCCGGCTGGTGCAATCTCCTTGGTATCAAGAACGCTGGGGCCATATGTTCAAGCTTTCTGGCGATCAGAACGCCAAGCAAAGATTTGAGAACTCTGAGACCGGCTACCGCATCGCAACATCGGTTGGCGGCACAGCGACAGGTGAGGGTGGCTCTAGGCTACTACTGGACGATCCACACGCTGCCCAAGAGGCTCAGTCAGATGCTATCCGGGAGTCATCGCTTGAGTGGTTTGATCAGGTGTGGTCTACCCGACTAAATGACCCTAAGCGTGACGCTATGGTGACAGTCATGCAGAGATTGCATGAGCGAGACATCAGCGGCCATGTGCTTGAAGATATTGGTGGATGGGAACACCTCATGATCCCGGCAGAGTGGGACGGCAAGCGCAGGACTACCAGCTTAGGTCCATACGATCCTCGGACTGTTGAAGGCGAGTTGATATGTCCAGAGCGTTTCGGTGAGCAGGAAGTTGCAGATCTCAAGCGCTTGCTCGGTGTTTACGGCACGGCTGGTCAGCTGCAGCAAGATCCTAATCCATCCGAGGGTGGCATACTAAAGACTGACTACATTGAGATGTGGCCGCACAAGCGTGGCCTGCCGCCGTTTGAATACATACTGC